AGAACCATTAGCAAAGTTTAATGGGGATGTTATGTATTTTAAAAGTGAAGATGATGCAGAAAGTTATTTAGAAAAATTATATCTTAATAGTGGATATACAGATATAGAACCTATATCAGATGATGATGGATTATCTATAGTGAGGGTACAATAATGAATAAATCACAGATAAGAAAAGAATTATATGAGTTACCTAAAGATGCTACATTTCAAGTAGATAAAATATTAGAATGGATTAAACATAATCAAGAGGTATCAAGGTCTTTAAATAGAGAGGTACGTATGAATACAAAAGGTGCTATAGCAAATAGGTCTATGCGTGATGGATACATAAAAGACATGCGTCATTACCTACGTACTGGAGATTGGATAAGTTTATTTTATGGTAAAGATATGCAGAACATAACTAAGTATAAAGTTATTGCACATGGTGATGGAGTATGGTATGACTAATACAGAAAAAGAATTACTAAGAAAAAATGTAAAAGAATTACAATTACAATTACGTGATGCACATATAAGAATAAAAGAATTAAATATAAAGATAGATGAATTACGTAAGAGATTAGGAATAGAACAAAAGTTTACAACAGCAGATGGGTGGGCTATGCCTATAGAAAATCCAGATGCTTTACATATAAAGGAGGATAAAGATGATTGACTTAATAATATTATTTACTATAGTATATTTATTTTTTATGATATATTGTTTAGCAGAACTACGAGGACTGAGAAAATATATTGAAACAAGTAATACAATATATAGAAAATATGCTGATGATATGATATTTCTTACAAGAAAAGGAAAGAAATAATGAGTGAGAATAAATTTACTAATTGGTTACATAAAGAATTAAAACAACAACAAAAAGAAAAGGAAACTATAATGGCTAAAGCAATAAAGAAAGATGGTGCTATGATTTTAGATGAAGCACAAAAGAAAGCATTACTAGATATATTTAATGCAGGTAATGATTTTTCACAAAGTTATAGAGAGTCAGGCATTAAGTATATAACTGCTTGGGAAATAGAAAAACTTTTAGATTTACTAGATGATATGAAAGATTTATTTGGTATATCACCTACAACAAGTGAACATACAGACAATAGTGGAGACCATTATCCTAATCATTGGGCTGACCATGTATGGTCTGATGATTCAAGAGCATGGAAAAGAGAGGACTAATATGCCTAAGAACTTATGGGATAAAGAATATAACAGAGTTTATAGAGAACTTGTTCGTGATTATCTTGATGATGGTTATGATATAGCTGAAGCAAAATTTAATGCTAGAAAAGATGCTAAAGAAATAATGCAAGACCAACTTGACTTTGTTGAAGAATTGTATGATAATACATTAAACGATTTGGATTAATAATATGGATAAACAATGGTTAGATAGAGGTGCATGTCCTAAGTGTGGCTCTAGTGATGGTAATGTAAACCATTCAGAAGGATATAGCTTTTGTTTTTCTTGTAACACTAGGTTTGGAGAGAACATGGAAGCAGAAAAAGTTATACCAATGAAGACAGAAAGTGTTATGAAAACTGTAGGTACATTAGGTGCTTTAAGTGAACGTAGCATTCTAAAAGAAACAGCACAGAAATATAATACAGATGTTAAAGTAAATGGTAATATGAATACTCATCACATTTATAAATATTTTGATGAGGGTGGTAATAATATAGCTAACAAAGTACGTGATGTAGCTACTAAAAATATGTGGACTGAAGGTAACATGACTAATGCAGGATTGTTTGGTCAAAATATCTTTGCACCTAGTGGTAAATATATTACTATTACTGAAGGTGAAGTAGATGCTATGTCTGCTTATGAATTACTAGGTAGTAAGTGGGCATGTGTATCTATTAAAACTGGTGCAGGTTCAGCATTGCGTGATTGTAAGAAAGCATTTGAATATCTTGATAGCTTTGACCAGATAGTTATATCATTTGATATGGACAAGCAAGGCAGAGAAGCTGCAGAAAAAGTAGCACAACTCTTTGCTCCTAACAAATGTAAAGTTATGCACATGGAACATAAAGATGCTAATGAATATCTCAAGATGAATAAACGTGAGGAGTTTTCAAGAGCATGGTGGAATGCACAACCATATACTCCTGCAGGTATAGTAAATCTAAAAGATTTAAAATCTACATTATTTGAAGAAGAGTATTGTGAGACATGTCTATATCCTTGGGCTAAGTTAAATGATAAGACATATGGTATGCGTACTGGTGAGTTGATTACGTTCACATCAGGTGCAGGTATGGGTAAGAGTTCTATCATGCGTGAGTTGATGCACCATATGTTAAAGAATACAAATGATAATGTAGGTATACTTGCATTGGAAGAAAGCACAAAGAACACAGCATTTAATATCATGTCTGTTGAAGCTAATGCTAGACTATATATTAATGAGATACGTAAGAAGTATAGCCAAGAAGAATTAGATACATGGTTTGATAATACTATGGGTAGTGGTAGGTTCTTTGCCTTTGATCACTTTGGTTCTATATCTAATGATGAGATACTTTCAAGAGTTAGGTTCATGGCACAAGCATTAGATTGTAAATGGATATTCCTTGATCACTTATCTATACTTGTATCAGGTCAGGAAGATGGAGATGAAAGAAAATCTATTGATGTATTGATGACTAAGTTACGATCATTAGTAGAACAAACTGGTGTTGGATTACTATTAGTATCACACCTACGTAGACCTGCAGGTGATGCAGGACATGAGAATGGTAAAGAGATTACTCTCTCACATCTACGTGGCTCTGCATCTATTGCACATCTATCTGATAGTGTGATAGGATTAGAACGTAATCAACAAGCAGAAGATGATGTAGCATCTAATACTACTATAATACGTATTCTAAAGAATAGATATACTGGTGATACTGGTATAGCTACACATCTTTATTATGATAAAGAGACTGGTCGTATGAAAGAGATTGACAATCCTTATGAAGTAGATGATAATGATCAGGAGGTATCATTTTGATAGACTTTGATATGTTAGATAAAAACTCTATGAAGATAGATGGTTTTGATGATGCTATTATAGGATATGGAGAGCAATATAGTAAACAACCTTTACTTGTATATTCATATAGTAGAATATGTAAGATACTAAGAGAACGAGATGATATGACATGGGAAGAAGCAGATGATTTTGCTCAGTTCAATATCTTAAATGTATGGGTAGGTAAGGGAACTCCCATGATATTATATAATGAGTATTGGTATGATTGGAAAACAGATGAGAGCGATAGTTGATATAGAAACAGATAGCTTAGATGCAACAAAGGTTCATTGTATAGTGGCTAAAGACATAGACTCAGGGAGGGTTTACCCTTTCCCTCCTGATATGATACATGGGTTTAGAGATTGGTCACAAGGTGTCAAGCAGTTTATTATGCATAATGGTTTATCATTTGATGCACCTGTGTGTAATAGATTGCTAGGTACTAACATTAAACCTAGTCAGATTGTAGATACACTTGTATTATCACAGTTGTTTAATCCTATTCGTGATGGGCATTCTCTTAAAGCATGGGGTGATAGATTAGGATTTCCTAAAGGAGATGTAGAAACATTTGAAGTATATACACCAGACATGTTAGAGTATTGTAAACAAGATGTTAATATAACACATAAGTTATTCAATATATTACAGAGTGAAGGTAAAGGTTTCTCTCGTGATTCAATTAGATTAGAACATAAAGTTAGAGTTATAATAGATAAACAAGAAAAGAATGGCTTTGCTATGGATATGCAAAAAGCTATGAGTCTTTATAATAAATTACGAGATGAAGCTAATGGTTTAGAAAAGTGGTCAGTAACAACCTTTGAACCTACAGTTGTAGAGTTAAAAACAAAAACAAAATACATACCATTTAATATAGGTTCAAGGCAACAGATTGCAGATAGGTTAATGAAATTAGGATGGAAACCTAAACAACACACAGCTAAAGGTAATATTATTATTAATGAAGCTGTACTAGATACAATAGATATGCCTGAAGCTAGAAAGTTTTCTCGTTTCTTTTTACTACAGAAACGTATAGCACAGATTAAGTCATGGATAGAAGCATGTGATGATAGAGATGGTAGAGTACATGGTAGAGTTATGACTCTTAAAACTATTACTGGTCGTATGTCTCACCATTCTCCTAACATGGCACAGATACCTGCAGTTCGTTCTCCATATGGAAAAGAGTGTAGGGATTGTTGGACAGTTGATAATCCTTATACTCATTCCATAGTAGGAACTGATGCAAGTGGACTAGAGTTAAGATGTTTAGCACATCTAATGAATGATACTACATTTACAGATATACTATTGACTGGAGATATACATACACATAATATGAAGATGGCAGGATTAACTGATAGAGATCAGGCAAAGACATTTATATATGCATTTATGTATGGTGCAGGTGCATCTAAGATAGGTCAGATAGTAGGAGCAGGTGCTAAAGAAGGGCAACAATTAATTAATAAGTTCTTATCTAGTATGCCAGCATTAAAAAGAGTACGTGATGCTGTAACAAAAGCTGCTTCTAAAGGCACTATCAAAGGTATTGATGGTAGACGTTTACATATACGTAGTCCACATAGTGCATTGAATACCTTAATACAAGGAGCAGGTGCTGTTGTTTGTAAAGTATGGTTATGTAATATGAATAAACGTATTAGTAGAACAGGTATTGATGCTAAACTTGTAGCAAGTATACATGATGAGTATCAGTTTGAAGTTTCAAACAAAGTAATAAAT